TTAAAACACCACATTTTTTGTAATATTATTGCGCGGAGGAGCAACAAAAAATCATGGCTATGACTGCGAAAACATGGACCATTTCCGGTCTTGCCGTCGAGTTTAAGATGGACCGACGGACTGTGGCCGCAAGGCTTGCTGGTGTAAAGCCGGTAGAGACAAAAGGCAAGACAAAAAGATACCGGCTCGATGAAGCGGCCAAGGCTTTGCTCGGCAAGATACCGACAGCCGAGGGCATCATCAGCTATGACGAAGCGCGGGCGCGTAAGATTGCGGCCGAGGCTGAGATGGCCGAGATTGAATTGCAAAAGGAGCGCGGTGAAGTTTTGTCGCTCGATGTGGTCAATGCAATCAATGACGAGATATATGGAAATTTTCGGTCGCGCATGTTGGCCGTTCCGGCAAAGGCGGCACCGGATATATTCGCCGCGGCTGACGTGAAAGAGGCTAAGGCCGTTCTGCGCCGGCACATAAACGCGGCTCTCGAAGAGCTGTCAGATATGATGGTGGAAACATATGAAACTGACGATACCGAATTTACCAGCGGCGAAGACAGCAACCCATCGGGTTCTTGAGCTCATAGCACCGCCGCCGGAAATGTCGATTTCCGAATGGGCCGACAAATATCGCCGGCTGTCGCCCGAGGCATCGAGCGAGGCCGGTGTCTGGAATACATCCGCGGCCGAATACCAGCGTGGCATCATGGACGCAATCTCAGACGACGGCGTCGAGAGCGTGGTCATCATGTCATGCGCTCAAGTCGGCAAGACCGAGATGATTTTGAACCTCATCGGCTATCATGTGGACATGGAGCCGTCGCCGTTATTGTGCGTTCAGCCGACGCTCGACATGGCTCAGACGTTTTCAAAAGACCGGCTCGCCCCAATGTTGCGCGATACACCGGCGCTTAAAGGCAAGGTGAAGGACCCAAGGTCACGCGACAGCGGCAACACAACGCTCAAAAAAAGTTTTGCCGGCGGTCATATTACGATGTGTGGCGCAAACAGCCCGAGCTCACTTGCGTCGCGTCCGTGTCGCGTCGTCTTGATGGATGAGGTCGACCGGTTTCCGTTCTCAGCCGGAACCGAGGGCGACCCGTGTGAGCTCGCAAAAAGACGCGCGGCCACATTTCACAATCGCAAGTTTGTCATGGTGTCGACGCCGACTGTGGCCGGCCAAAGCCGCATTGAGGCCGAGTTTGAAAAAAGCGATAAACGCGAGTATCATGTCCCATGCCCGCATTGCGAGCATATGCAAACATTACGGTGGTCAAATGTTCACTGGGAAACCGACAAGCCGGAGACGGCGGCATATGCGTGCGAAGAATGTGGCGGGCTGTGGAATGACGCCGACCGTTTTCGCGCGGTGAGGCGGGGAGAGTGGCGAGCCACCGCGCCATTCGTCGATACGGCGGGGTTTCGACTCAATGGCTTATACAGCCCGTGGACCTCTCTCGAGAGCGCGGTCCGGCAATTCCTGACAGCCAAGCGCGACCCTGCACAGCTCCGCGTTTTTGTGAATACTTTTTTCGGCGAGACATTCACCGAAGAAGGCGAGGGCGTCGATGAGCTCGATGTGATGGCGAATGTGGAGCCGGCTTGGCATAAGTTGCCCGAGGCCGGTGTGCTCGTAACTGCCGGCGTCGACGTGCAAGACGACCGGCTCGAGTGTCAATCCGTTTTATGGTTGCGTGACGAAGAAGCGTATGTCCTCGACAATCGCACGTTCCATGGCGACCCGTCGTCGGCGAACGTGTGGAGCGACCTCGACGAATATCTGAAAACGACATTCGAGACTGAGGACGGTCGAGAGTTGCCAATTCGCGCGACGTGCGTTGACAGCGGCGGTCATCACACGCAAGCTGTTTATCAATTCTGCAAGCCGAGATATGGCCGTCGCATATTTGCCATCAAGGGCGTCGGTGGCGAAGGCAAGGCAATCGTCGGCCGGCCGTCAAAAAATAATCACATCAAATGCCCGCTGTTTCCGATTGGCGTCGATACAGCGAAGGAAACAATATATGCCCGCTTGCAAATTCGAGACGAGGGCGCGGGGTATATTCATTTTCCGGACACGCTTGATGAGGAGTATTTCTTGCAACTGACGGCCGAGAAGGTGGTCAAGAAATACCATAAAGGCTTTTACAAACGTGAATGGGTAAAGACACGAAAACGCAATGAGGCGCTCGACACTTTTGTCTATGCGTATGCGGCGTTGAATTGTCTCGGTGTTTCGGTTAATCTAATTGCGCAAAGGTCTGAGAGGCGTGCGCAAAAGTCATCTGACAGCGAACGTCCGGAACCAAAGCGCCGGCGCGTGGCACCGCAAAGGCGCGGCGGTGGGTTCGTTAATGGATGGCGATGATGGCGAAGAAATCAAATATCGCGGGGCCCCGCGTTAAAACGAAAATCAGACGCAAGGGGCGTCATGCGAAAAATGCGAAACGTCGTGACAAGAAACAAACATTTTTTCCGTCGGGGATTTTGAAGAATGGCTAATCTTTTTGACTCAGATAATGCCCCCGAGGGCGTGCCGGAACAACTAGTCGTCGGCGACTTTTTTCAATTTAAGGTCACGACCTTTTCTCAAGATTATGCAAACACCGCTCACACGATGCGGTTTGTCGCGCGTATAGCGACTGGTGGCTCGAGTGAAATCATTGCGACCGCGACCAATGATGGCAACGATTATTTGTTCACTGTCGCAAGTTCAGTCACGGAAGATTATGACGTCGGGCACTATCACTATCAACTCGAGATTGAGCGCACAAGCGACAGCAACCGTATCGTCGTCGACCGTGGCGAGATTGACATTGTCACCGACTTTGACAACAACGTCGACCCGCGCACGCACGCGGAAATTATGCTCGGAAAGATTGAGACCATTTTGCAAGGCAAGGCCGACAATGATGTCGAGAGCTACAGCATCAACGGCCGGTCTCTCAATAAGTTTTCGCCGAATGAGTTGCTCGAATGGCGTGACTATTACAAACGCGAGGTGGCCGCGCACAAACGCCGAGAGGCAATCAAGCATGGTCGCAAGAGCAAAGCGACAATCCTCGGAAGGTTTTAAGATATGGCACTGTTTGATTTTCTGCGAAGCAATACGCCGGAGCCGGCTCAAAAGAAAGACCGGCGCGGTGTGCGCAAGCTGGTCCGTAATTACACTGGCGCAAATGGTGGCCGATTGTTCGCTGACTTTATCGCGTCAAGCTTCTCGGCCGATAGCGAGCTCAAAAATAGCTTGCCAGTATTGCGCAACCGGAGCCGCGACCTCTCTCGCAACAACGAATATGCCAAGCGTTTTTTGCACCTCATAAAAACAAACGTCGTCGGCGAGCATGGGTTCAGCGCTCAAGTCCGCGCACGCAACGCCGACCGGTCTCTTGATGCGGCCGGCAACGCAATCATCGAAAACTCGTTTAAGGCTTGGGGTCGCATGGGACATTGCGAAGTGTCCGGCCGAATGTCATGGCTTGACTGTCAGCGCTTTGTAGCCGAGGGCTTGGCCCGAGATGGTGAGGTGTTCGTCAAGAAAATTCGCAACCGTCAATTCAAGGACGGTTTCACATTGCAATTTATCGAGCCGGACTTGGTCGACCACGACAAAAACGGCGTCAATGAAAGAAACAAAAATGAAATACGCATGGGAGTGGAGCTTGATGATTTTCACCGTCCTGTGGCATATTATGTCCTGACCGAGCACCCGAACGATAGTTTTTACAACAAACAGAAATCACGAAAGCATGTTCGCGTTCCGGCTGACGAGATTATTCATGTGTTCATGCCAAACCGCACGCATCAAACACGCGGCGAGCCATTCATGGCACCGGCCATCTCGGCATTGAAGCATTTGGCCGGCTGGCGCGAAAGCGCATTGGTCGCGGCGCGTGCGAGTGCCGCTAAGTTTGGCGTCATCACAACACCGAGCGGCGACGAGTTTGTTGGCGATGATGAGACGACGGATGGCCTCGACCTCATCTCATTCGAGCCGGCATCAATTCATCAACTGCCCGCCGGTCACAACTTTGAAATGGTTGACCCGAAGCATCCGACAAGCTCATTCGCAGAATTTGAGACCGCTATGTTGCGCGGCATCGCGTCTGGTTTGAATGTGTCATACACGGCCTTGTCGAACGATTTGACCGGCGTGTCCTATTCGTCAATTCGTCAAGGCACCATCGAGGAGCGCGACCATTATCGCATGTTGCAGTCATTCCTCATTCAGCATTTCTGTGAGCCGGTATTCCGTGCGTGGCTCGATAGCGCTCTCGACTTTGGGAATGTGCCGATACCGCTGACCAAATATGAAAAGTTTGCCGACAATGTCGTTTTCCGTGGCCGCGGTTTTGCATGGGTTGACCCGCAACGTGAAATCCAAGCCGCTGTGACCGGCATCTCGAATGGCCTCATCAGCATGAATGACGTGGCGGCAAACTATGGCCGCGATGTCGAAGAGCTGTTTTCACAAATTCAAAGCGATAAAGAGATGGCCGAGCGCTATGGTCTCAAGATGGCATTTGAACCATTTGGCGCGAAATTTCCTGCCGAGGTTGAGATAACGGGTGACACTGATGGCGACTGATTTTCCGACCAAAGGCGATGACAAAAAAGTCAGCTTGCGCAACAGTAATTATCCGCAATTTGACCATGGGTTCGCGGCCGGCATAAAAGAGAACAATAAAAAAGTGTGGCGAGCCGGCGGCAACATCCGCGGCAATGAGGCATACAATTTCTGGACCAAGGCGCGCGATGGCGAGGAAACGGCCGGCGTGATTGCATGGATTAAAGAGCGCGAGGCTTGGGCCGCGCGTCATTTCGGTGATGGCGGTCAATTTAAGGACGGTAAGGAACCGAACCTCAGCTCAATCGGTGGCGTCGTCGCTCAGATGAAATGGGGTGTCATCGGCACGCTGGGCGAGCAAGGTATGAAAGACGTCATGCTCGAAGTGGTCAAAAAGCTCGAGGGCAAGAAAGATGAAGACGAGCGCGCGTTCTCTGATTTGAGCGACGAGGTTCAGGCCGGCTTGCGCAAAAAAGTCGATGAGCACAATGAAGAGCATGGCGACACAGCAAGCAAGCGGGCCACGGTCCGGATGTTGGCCGCTGTGTTTGAGCGTGGCATCGGCGCTTATAAAACAAACCCCGCCTCGGTCCGGCCGAATGTGTCCTCGCCTGAACAATGGGCATACGCCCGCGTCAACAGTTTTTTATTCGCTTTGCGCACCGGTCGTTTTCAAGGTGGCAAACATGACACAGATTTGTTACCATCTGGCCATCCGCTATCGACAAAGGACGAGAGAGACATGGATATTGAGAACATTGAAGAGCGTCACATTCAAAAAGTCGAAGAGACGGACGACGCCTATATCATCACATTCGGCAAGTCTATGCCGGAGCGTGGCGACGAAGAAAAAGAAGAAACGCCCGAGATTGAGGTTGAGCGGTTTGACCGCACTGACATGGAGAAGCGCTATCATCACATGGATGATGAGGAGCGCTTTATCGACGAGGAAACTCGCATGGTCCGCGTTGGCGTATCAAGCGAGGAGCCGGTCGAACGCTCATTCGGCAAGGAGGTCATTGACCACAGCCGTGAGAGCATGAATTTGGAATTCCTGAACTCTGGGCGAGCCCCGTTATTGGTCGGACATGATATGAATGACCAAGTGGGCGTCGTCGAGAGGGTTGAATTGGATGAGGAAGCGCGTCGTCTGCGCGCTGTCGTTCGGTTTGGTAAAAGCCAGCGTGCCTCTGAAATTTTCGACGATGTTCGTGACGGCATACGCATGAACATCTCAGTGGGCTATCGTATTGATGGCCGAGTAGAGCGTGAGAACGACCCTGACGATTATGTCCGCGTCGCCACCACGCCTATGGAAATCAGTCTTGTGCCGGTGCCAGCGGATGCGTCAAAATCTGTGGGCGTTGGTCGGTCAGTTTCCGAACCTTTAACTGAAACCTCTTCTGATATGGAGATAAAAATGTCTGAAGAAATTAAAAATGAAGGTATCGACCTCGATGCAGTAAAGGCCGAAGCTGTCCGCACTGCTCGTAAAAACGATTCCGAAATCTTGGCTCTCGCCGCCAAGCACAACAAACGTGACTTGGGCGAAGCCGCTATCCGTGAAGGTCAAACGATTGACACATTCCGTGGTCAACTGTTGGACGTTATCGGCGACGAGAAGCCGCTTGAAGCTGCACCGTCTGTCGTCGATGCACCGGTAAAAGAGCGTCGCAGCTATTCGCTGGGCCGCATGATTAAAGCTCAAGTCACTGGTGACTGGAGTGAAGCCGGCCTCGAGCGTGAAATGAATGAAGAAATCACGCGCAATGTTGGCCGTTCTGCCGATGGCGTATATGTTCCCGATTTTGCATGGCAACAGCGTGGCCCGTTGGCTACTGCTGCAACCGGCGGTTCGGGTGCCGAAGTCGTCTTTGACGATTTCGTTCCGACCGAGCATCGCGGCGACATGTTCATTGAAGCTCTGCGCGCACAACAAGTGCTGGGCAATTTGGGCGCAACC